CTACAGTAGCAAATACGTCGCCTATACAATTTGATCAAGAATTTGGTAATACGTTCTTTGGAACTGGTGATACACTTATTAATGCAAACACTTTACTAGAATTAAGAAGACATGAACCTATAAGAATTACAAACGATAGCGTAAAAGTTTATACCGATCCAGTTAAAGATCATAATTACGTGATGATGGTTGACGTTGCGAAGGGAAGAGGTCAGGACTATTCCACATTTAGTGTAATCGATATTAGCGCGGAGCCATTTAAGCAGGTTGCTGTGTATCGCAATAACCTTATTTCGCCCTTACTCTTCCCTAACATTATTTATAAATATGCAAATTCGTACAATCAAGCGATGGTCGTAATAGAATCAAACGATGCTGGAATGGTAGTATGCAATGGACTTTATCACGATTTAGAATATGAAAATATGTTTGTTGAATCGGTTGTTAAATCTGATGCGCTTGGTATTCTTATGACTCGTAAAGTAAAACGAATTGGATGTTCTTCATTTAAAGATTTACTAGAAAATAATAAACTTGAAATTGTAGATGAAGATACAATCATAGAAATTTCTACATTTACTGCAAGAGGCTCATCATACGAAGCATCAGATGGGAATCATGATGATATTGTTATGAATTTGATTATGTTTGGATATTTTGCAGGAACATCGGCATTTGGTGAAATGACTGATATTAGCATACGGGATTTAATGTTTCAGCAAAGAATGTTAGAGATTGAAAATGATGTGCTAGATTGGGGCTTTGTTGATGATGGATTGGATAATACAGCACCTGCATTAGCAGCAAGCCCTTGGCAAGTCGAAGATGCTCCTGATCAAAATTGGGTAGTACAAGACTGGGATGGTACAAGTCTTTAAAATCAAATGTATATAAATATAACTAGTTGATAGACATTTATGAAGTGTCAAACCGTATTATGAAACTTATAATTCAATTAGATTGGAAAAAGGAAACGACATGGCAATATATGCACCATCAGAGTCTCCGGCAGTAGTTACAAGAGAAATTGACTTAACAAATGGCGTGCCCAATGTACCTACTTCTACAGGTGTCATGGTAGGCGATTTTCGTTGGGGTCCTGTAAACGAACCGATTCTCGTAAATAACGAAGGCACTTTAGTAGCTACATTTGGAACTCCAAGTGATACTACTTCAGTAGACTTTCACAGCGCCTCATATTATCTGAGGTATTCAAGCGACCTATACGTCATCCGAGGTATGGATTCAAATACAGGAGTCAATGCTTTTCAAAGTGGTGGTTCAAGAGATGATATTACAGTAGATAACGATGCAGATTTTGAAGGACAAATATCTGCGGCTACAGCAGTAGGTCACACTTTCATCGCGAGATATCCCGGTGATTTAGGAAATTCAATAAAAGTAGAAATAGTTGGATCAAACCACGCTGATCCAACTAATGCTGCGTATCACACCGACTTTGATGCCTGGGCATACAAAAATAACTTTGACACTGGTCCAGGAACATCAGCTCATACCGCAAATATCGGCGGGATAAATGATGAAGTTCATGTCGCAGTTATAGATACTACTGGTTTACTTTCTGGAACTAAAATGTCAGTTTTAGAAACATATCCTTATATTTCACAGGCTCTCGGCGCTCAGAATGCAGATGGTACTAACAATTATATAGTGGATGCTATTAACACGAGATCGCAATATATTCGAATGGTTACATTTCCAACCGGTATGGGATCTGGTGCTGGTGCTGCAGCAACAACAACAAGTGATATGAAACTAGGCGCGCCAGTTGCTGTTACACTAACTACTGGTGAAAATAGTGATCCTATGGAAGTTGGAGATTTACAGTTATGCTTTGATCTAATTAACGATCCAGCTCAATATTTAATTGATTTTATAATTGCGCCGAGTTTAAATGGTTCAACTGATCACGTTACACTGGTTAATCATTTAACATCAATNGCTGCTCAAACTAGAAAAGACTGTATGGTTTTTGCTTCACCACATAGAACCGGAGTTGTTAATAGTCCAGCAACAGCAAATGCATCTATCTTAACTGGTCTTAAAAACTTAACAAGAAGTTCATATCTTAGCGTAGATAATAATTTCTTAAAAGTGTATGACAAATACAATGATAAGTATATTCACATTCCTGCAGCATCTTCAACAGCTGGTTTATGTGCAGCTACTGATAATAATTTTGCTCCTTGGGTATCACCTGCTGGTACACGAAGAGGACAATATTTTGGCGTAACTGGTTTAACGTATAATCCTAATAAATCTCAAAGAGATCAGCTTTATAGAAATGGCATTAATCCAATAACTAATATGCCAGGAAACGGTATTCTATTATTTGGTGATAAAACACACTTAGATAGACCATCAGCATTTGATAGAATTAACGTTCGTAGACTCTTCTTGGTTATCGAAAGAGCCATTGCAGAAGCTGCTAAAAATATTCTATTCGAATTCAATGACGAATTTACAAGAGCAGAATTTGTAAATATCATTGAACCATTATTGAGAGATATAAAAGGTCGAAGAGGTATTACTGATTTCAGGCTAGTTGCTGACGAAACTAATAATGGCCCTGAGATTATCGATACAAATCAATTTGTAGCAAGTCTCTTTATTAAACCAGCACGGTCGATTAACTTCATCACTCTTAACTTCGTTGCAGTTCGCACCGGTGTTTCGTTTGAAGAAGTTGTTGGTCAGGCTACATAAAGGGATAGGAGAATAAAATGGCAATTTTAGGTGTAGACCAATTTAAAGCTAAATTAGCAGGTGGCGGCGCACGTCCCAATCTGTTTAAAATCACGCTTGCTTATCCAAGAATCATGACTGGTGATGTTGAACTAACATCATTTATGTGTAATGCCGGTAATTTACCAGCATCTACTATTAATCCAGTTACTGTTCCATACCGCGGCAGAATGTTATACATGGCTGGCGATAGAACATTTGAACCTTGGTCAGTAAATATCATTAACGATACTAATTTTGAAGTAAGAAAAAGTATGGAAATTTGGATGAATGCAATGAATGCTCACCAATCAAATACTGGTGTTACTTCACCATTAGATTATCAAGCTGATTTAACTGTTGAGCAACTTGATAAAAACGAATCAACTCTATATACTTACATATTTAGAGGTTGTTTTCCAACAAATGTTTCTGAAATCGCGCTTGCATACGGTAGCAACGATACTGTAGAAGAATTCGGCGTGAGTTTCATGATTCAATACTGGGAAAGTTTCACAGGTGCTGGTAGTGGTCAAAAAGTTACTTCTTAATTGAGTAATAAATAGTACTAATTGAAATGGTGTAGGGGGAAATACTTTCCCCCCTCACTAACATATTTAAAGGATTAATTATGGCAGATGATAATTCAGTTAAGCTTTTTGGTTTTGAAATAAAAAGAGCTGGATCAAAAGACAAAGATGAAAAGTTAAAATCTATTGTCACAGCAAAAGACGATGACGGCGCAGGTTATGTAACTGCATCGGGCGCTGGTCATTTCGGTCAATATGTAGATATTGATGGAAGTGGATCTAAAGACAATTATCAATTAGTAATGAAATATCGAGGTGTAGCTATACATCCAGAATGTGATGCTGCTATTGAAGATATTGTAAATGAAGCTATTGTTATTGATGATGATAGTCCTGGTGTTTCTATAGAATTAGATGAAATTGAAGCCAGTGAAAATATTAAAAAACAAATATCAGAAGAATTCGAAAATATTTTAAGAATGTTAAATTTTTCTGAAGATGGTCATGACATTTTTCGTAGATGGTATGTCGACGGTAAAATTTATCATCACTTAGTTGTAGATCCAAGTAATGAAAAAATGGGCATTCAAGACATTCGTTTTATTGATGCTCCGAAAATGCGTAAAGTAAAAGAAGTTAAAAAGAAAAAAGATCCACTAACAAATGCTGAAGTAATTGAAAACGTAAAAGAATATTACGTTTATCAAGAATCTCCAGGAAAAGGTGGAGCTGGGTCTGTTCATACAGCACAAAATAGACAAGCAGTTAAATTTACTGAAGATTCTATCAGTTATGTCACATCCGGACTATTAGATGAGAAAAGATCAAAAGTTCTTAGTCATTTACAAAAAGCTATTAAGCCAGTTAATCAANTAAGAATGATGGAAGACTCGCTTGTCATTTACAGACTTGCTCGAGCACCAGAAAGAAGAATTTTTTATATCGATGTAGGTAACCTTCCAAAGGGTAAAGCTGAAGAGTACATGAAAAATATCATGGCTAAATATCGTAATAAATTAGTATACGATGCTAATACTGGTGACTTAAGAGATGATCGTAAACATATGTCAATGCTTGAGGATTTTTGGTTACCACGCCGTGAAGGTAATAGAAGTACAGAAATTTCTAGTCTTCCAGGTGGAGATAATCTAGGACAGATTGACGATATTATTTACTTTCAGAAACGATTATATAAAGCTTTAAATGTTCCATTACAAAGATTAGATCAAGAAAATAATGGTTTTAATATTGGAAGATCAACTGAAATTAGTAGAGATGAAGTTAAGTTTCAGAAGTT